GTTCTTGTTTTATTGGGTTCTACAACATAATAATCTTTAGCATTAATCCCGTAACCAAATTTACTACCAACATAGCCCTGTATCTTCATCGTATTGGGCTGATCAACTATTTGATCTAGTGTAGCTCCTAAAAACTGTGAATTGGTAGGAGTTCTAAATATGTCTGGTAAAAAATTAATTGTACGGATTCTAGTTGCCATCTTAACTCTCTAAAAAATATTATCTATTAGTACTTATCTGTAGCTGAGCCGGAGTCAATGCAGGGATAACAATCACATCGTTAGCATTTGCACCATTAACGAAAATTTCATATGGAGCTGATTTTATCTCATACAAGTCTCCAAACGACATTGTAGGATCGTTTGGTACTAACACGATTGAGCTAACTAGTTCACCACATTGATTATGTAAATAACCACTTAGTTCAGAGAAATAAAATGTGTCACCAAAATTCCAATTATTGATTGAAAAATAATCATTCATAGCAGATAATATCGCACTACGAATTTCACTATCGCTAGCACTGGTGTTTAAAGCCTTAATAACTTTAACTGTACCTTGCAGTTGAGTTGCAGCTTTTGTCCCAAATAGTGGTTGAAAGTATACACTATTTAATATCAAACTATCAGTCAACATTTTATAATCGTCTAGCTGACCATATGCTTGTTGTAGTTCATTGATAGTTGGTCTTGATGGTTCAGGTACAGTACCAGTAACATCTTGTAACCAATTCGTATAGCTAGTGTAATAAGCTTGTGTTACCAAATACAAATCAATAATATTAGTAGTAGCTGGATCAATTCTAGTAGTATTGTTGCTGTTATGACGATATTGGAACTGTAACCCTTGACGACCTGGTCTCATTAAATATTGAGGTTGAATCACTAAGATATAATATGGGGTAGTTACTGTAGGGTCTTGTGCGGTTATATAAAATGCATTTTCACCATAAGCATAAAATAATTGTCCTACTGGATAGTCATACTTGACTACTTCAATTGCTGACTGATTTGCATATTGATAAGCTACATCACTGGTAGGTATTAGCTGATATCTAGATAAATTTACTGCATCTTGTATCAATTCAAAGAAAGTATAGATACCAATATTACTAGATCCTGCAACATATCCTGTAACCGTAGTAAAGAAGTCAGGATCAGTAATGATTGTTCTATCATTTACATCAATACTTGCAACTTGTACTTCAAAGTCATTTACATATCCATCACTTTCTACTGTTTGTCCAATCACAGTAACTGGCACAGGAGTAGCTAATGGATAATTAGAACTAGGTTGAGTATTTGTTTCTAAAACTTTTACATAGTCTGCTAACGCTTTACCAGTAAAGGGATCATAAATTACTTGTCCATTTTCAAACGTAAATCTAGTATCTGCCACACTACCAAAATAATACCTAATCGAACGATATGCGATTTGGTATCTTCCAGCGCCTTGACTTAGAAAATTTACAAACCATCCTGGTGTATTATAAGTGTCTACACTCCATCTAATTTGATTAATTGTTAGTGAGTTATCAAATAGTAGTGAGAAACTTTGATTCAGCTCCATTTTGGTTGTTGCTTCTTGTATAACAACTGCGGGCAAAATGTTAGTAAATACTGGTATTACAGTAGTAATCACAGCGCCTCCAGGTACGAACCCATTTAATGTTATAGGTCCTGTACCATTTGCAAAATTACCTTCACCATAATTATAACCATCATCAACAACATTAAGAACAGTAGTCCAATAGTATGTTATATCAGATGTTGTTGGTATTCCAGAAACTAGTCTATGGTTTTGATCAAAATAGTAACCTAATGGCGCAGTTACTTTGATTAGTGCGCCCTTAGTAATATACTTTGCATTATAACTTGAATATGTACCTACTGGTATAGGGACTCGCCCGGCACCAGATATCTGATTATAAAAATAACCAGTAATACTATTAGTATCTACGGTACTAGTATTCCAATACACAATGTTATCACCCGATGCTTGATTCAAACTGTATCTTGGATAATTTTGAATATAGTATTGGGTAGCTCGATTATCAGATAGTGCTATTCCTATTTTATCTGTTAGCACGGTGATGATTTCATTTACGTTAGTAGCAGTAACTACGATTCCAGCATTTGAACTATCTTGATAAAGCGCGCCATCATTTGCAAATGAATTAGTACTACTGTACTTTCCAGTTGGATCTAGTAAGTCTAAGTTTTTTGAAACTCCAACTGAGCTACGATTTATTGCTTTGCTTTTTATAATTGAACTATACAGGGTATATGGAAAATTATTATAATCTTCCCCATTAACCATACGATTTTGTGTATAGTAGCGAGCAGGTGCGCGTAATTTAATTTCAGCTAATGATTCTCTAGCTAGTGCTGTAGTAACTGGGAGTTGCAGTTCTAATCCAAGTGTTAGCGATTCTGTTTTACCTGCTCTACTAATATAACTAATTGTTACTGAAACGCCCTGCATTTCTGTTGGGTCGATGGTATAAGTAAGCGCATTGCCTGCACGAACATAAGCACGATAAGGCCCAACTGGGATTTCTGAAAACACGCCATCACCAAACGCATAAGCAACTTGGTCATTAAATCTTGATATAACAGAAAATATTTTCTTATAGCTAGATTCTGTTTGTAGTTGTGCGTTTGCATATACGCTAGCTACTTCTTTCCAAAGTAACTGAGTACCATTATTCGCACTTAATTGATATAACCAAGTATCAGTATTATTAATACCTTGTATGTTTCCAATTTCTACTACTTGATTTGATATCTGTTGTGGTAAATTAAAGTCGTAATTGGTTAGTGTGCCCTGTTTAAAATAAAAGAAAAAGCCTGTATTGGGGCTGCCATATCCTAGTTTATCATTACGATATACCATATTAAATCTACCTGATGGTGCAGGTGGTATTTCATATACATAATCTTCGTTAACACTAGTTACACTTACTAGTTCAAAATTCATGTTAATACCATCTACTTGTGATGTAAATGGGATAACAGGTAAATTACCTGGTGGGATGCTAAGTGTATATTCGTCTGTTTTAATACCTAATATAGTTTGGCTATTACCCGGACGTCCAACTCGCTGAACATTAATCAGTGCTGCGTTAATGATAGTATTAAATTGTTCTAACCAGTTCACATTAACTGGGTCATTCCAAAGCACGGGCAAGTTGCTTAAATTGTACCCATTCATATCTACAAGATTTTCTGTGGTTTGGATACTATTAACTTTTATGTATCCTTGACCTGCTATGTTTCTTTTTGGATTGTAGCTAACTAAGTTTGCTAGTTTGATAACGCTATCTCTACGTTCGGCAGTATCAATAAAGTTTTCGCGGGCATTAAGATCATTACGAAACGCAAGACCTTGTCCCATGAACGCCATAACATCTAGTAGCGCGATAAATTCACTACTTTCAATATAGTCATTGAATGTTTCAGGGTAGTAGGCGCGTAGATAATCTATGAAACTTTTTCTAAGAGTCTCATAGTCATAGCTTTTAAAATCAGCTTGACGAAAGGTTTGATATATTGCTTTCCAATCGTTGACGCCAAAAAGTGCAGATTGTCGTGATGAGGTTGCCATGTGTATTCTCTTTTATGTATTTATCATACCTAAAAGCACTACTTTTATTGTAATGTTGCAGTATTTGTAGCGTTATCGAAAAACACAGATAGTATTTGTGGGTTGTTGAAGGGGGCGATAGCTAACTCCATTTCAATCAATATACCGTTTTCCTGAGTATAGGTGTTTACTGAATTTACGATTAGTCTAGGATCTTGGGAAGCTACTCGCTGAATTTCATCTTGTAGGGCAAATTGTGTATCAGTGGTATTAGGTTCAAAAACAAATGACCAAAGAGTAGTGCCATACGCAGGATTCCCTACTTTTTGTCCTTGAGGTATATTAAGTGCGTTAACAAAATCTTGTATTATTAGTGGTTGATCTAACAAGCGATATTTTTTACCAATATTAATTGATTTTACTGTTCCGCCCGTGCCACCGTCTACCCCTGCATTAAGATCGGTAGAACGGGGCTGATTAGCGTTAATTGTTGAGAATCCAATGTATGTAGCCATGATTATATTTATGCTAAGTTGTTTAACTCAGAATTCAATTCAAACCTCTTTTTTTGTAGAGCAATTAGTTGATCTGCTATAATATTTGATTTTTGGGTGTAGCTGCTATATAAAAATCCTCTACCAAAAACCCCGGCATTACTAAATTCATCATCAAGTTTAGCTCTTTCTGATTCTAACGCAGCTATCTTAGTTACTGTTTCCTCAATTTGATTTCTTATTTGATCGGCTTTTCGTATAGATATCTCGGCAGGGGTTAGGTTAGGTGATTGTGGAGTTGATCCTGACCTCGAGGTTAATATAGACAAATTATTTATAATTTCTTCTGGTTTTGGTGCAGTAGGCGATTTATCATAATTTGGGGGAGGTATTACTGGATTATCTAATTGTGCTTTAGTTTGTGCGTCTAATGATGTGCGAGTACCATCAGTATTAGTAGCAACAGTTGCCATTTTAACTGAGGATGCACCTCCTGAACTAAACGAACTAAGCAATGCGTCAACTTTTGCTATTGCACTTGCAGGCAATCCTGCTTGGGCTAAACTAGATAACCCCTTACCTGTAGTTAGATTTTCAAAAGCGGATCCCACATTCTTTGCAGCAATTGTAACTTGATTTGCAGCATTATTTACTCCTTTAAATACTGAATCTACTGTTGATAATGCAGTTGTTACCCCGCTAAGTTTAGAATCAATTAAAGCTTTAATAGTTTGAGTACCTGGTAATACATTTACTGTATTAATCAAACTATCTTTAAGATTAGTTACGATTGCTGTAGCTTGTTGCCCGCCTGGTAGTGAATTTAATCCACCTGCTGAAGCCGAATCTGTAGTACTAGTTGAAGTAATATTATTTGCAAATTTACTAAGATTTGGCCCTATACCTTGTAGTGTAGTAATGGCAGGAGATATTTGAGCCTGTATACTATTTAAGAATGTATTACCTGCAGTTTGAAGCGCGGCAAATGGGTTGTATGCTGAACTAGCTGTACCGGTTGCTACTCCACTAGCGTTTTGTGAACCGGCTTGTTGATTTGATACTGTAGCCGCTACATCAGCTCCTTCATTATTTGCTTTTGCAGTTCCACCTTCTGCAATCTTTCTCAAGTTTTGTGGTACACCAGCTTCAAGTTTAGGCAATGCGTTTGCTATTGCATCAAATGCGCCAGCCGCTGCTCCCCTAAGTGAGTTTAACTTACCTGTTATGTCACCAGCCATGCCCGCTAATGACGCTCCCAATGAGCTTAGTCCACCAGTGACTCCGTTACTTAAAGCTGCTGAGAATTTACCAGCTGATAGATTATCTGATACACTTCCTAACACATTATTAATGGGTGCCGCGGCCGCTGCTAAACTAGCTTGGGCTCCTGCTAGAGTTTGGTTGGCTGCATTTTGTACGAACCCTATAGTTTGAGGTATACCAACAGTTGCTGCCGACATTACCACACCAGCCATTTGCGTTCCTGCTTCTTTTCCTGTCAGTAATCCACTGTTAATTAGATTACTTTGTGCTATTTTAAATCCTTCTACCTGTGTGCTTATTTGAGCAGTTAAATTATTTGCATATGCTCCTAGCGAATCAGCTCCAACTTTACCTGTAAATAAGTTTGGAGTCATAGCTTGTTCTAGTGTTT